CAATAGTTAAGAAAGAAGCTGTTGAAGATAAAGCCCCTTTATCGCAAATTAAAATAATTGCGTTTAAAGAAAAAAAGGACTGGAATCTTCAGGCGAAATATAACATTGGTAAGAAACCATCTACGGATGTAAAAAAAGAACCTTCTACTTCAGAAGTTTTGGCAAAAGGATTTGCTGAAGAACAAGAAGCAATAAAAAAAGAAGAAGAAGAAGAAGAAGAATCTACAGCTGATTTAGCTGCAGAAAATAAAGAAGAAGATTCACGTCCTTCGGATACAGAACCGAAAGTGAGTGAAACATAATTATTAAGACTTGAAGGAGTAAGATATATTATGGGTGAAATTGACCTATTAAATCTGGCATTTTAATGTCAGAAATCAAACAAGTAGATTATCCTGTCAAGTAAAATTGACTAAAAAACTTGATGGACTTGTAGTACATATACCTACAGATGGCAATGCAAAAATTAGTCCAAGAGCAATTGATGGATTTGGAGATTAAATTATGAATTTTTATACTAACGTTATTGAATATAAAAACAAACTTTTAATAAGAGGAGTTGCAGACGGCAAACCCTATTTAAGTAGAATTAATTATCAACCGACTCTCTATACGCCAACAAAAGAAAAATCTATATATCAGACACTAGACGGCACATTTCTAAAATCTAAACCATTTCATAGTATTGGTAAGGCAAAACAATTTAAGGAAACTTATAAGTCAATGCCTCAATTCAAAATCTATGGAATGGACAGGTTTCCATATCAATATATTGCTGACGAGTATGGGCAAGGTGTTGAATGGGATAAAAAATTAATTAAAATATTTACAATAGATATTGAGTGTGAAGCTGAACACGGTTTCCCAGACGTTGATACTGCTAATGAACCAATTATTTGTATCACGGTTAAAAATCATAGCAATAAACAACTTATTACTTGGGGTACAGGAGAATTTGTAACCAAACAATCAAACTTAACTTATATTAAATGTAGTAATGAAAGAAATTTATTATTAGAGTTTTTAAAATTTTGGTGTAAAAATCATCCAGATGTTATCACAGGATGGAATGTTAAGTTTTTTGATATACCATATTTAATGAATCGTATGAGAAAGATTTTTGACAATGATACGATTAATAAAATATCACCTTGGAATATTGTTAATGCAGAACGAGTACAATTTGGAAATAAAAATGTTCAATGGTGGAATATGTTAGGTATTACCGTATTAGATTTTTTTGATTTGTATAGAAAATTTACTTATGTCCGTAGAGAGAGTTATAGATTAAATTATATTTCTAAACTAGAATTAGGGGAAGAGAAGGTTGAAAATCCATATGATACTTTCAAAGATTTTTATACTAAAGATTATCAAAGATTTATAGAATATAATATCCAAGATGTAGAGTTAGTGGATAAACTTGAGGACAAAATGAAATTGATTGAATTATGTTTAACGATGGCATATGAATCTCGGGTAAATTATATAGATGTGTTTAGTCAAGTTAGATGTTGGGATACTTTAATTTATAATCATTTAAGAAATAAAAATATAATGATTCCTCCAAGAGAGGAACACGAAAAGGATACAAAATATGAAGGTGCGTATGTTAAGGATCCAGCTTTAGGAATGCACGATTGGATTGTTTCTTTTGATTTGAATAGTTTATATCCACATTTAATAATGCAGTATAATATTTCACCAGAAACATTTGTTGGTGTTCAACATCACGGTGTTAATGTTGATAGTGTTTTAAATGAAAGAGCAGATTTAAATTTTGCAAAAGGTAAAAATGTAACCATTGCACCCAATGGTGCTATGTTTAAAAAAGATAAACAAGGTTTTCTTCCAGAGTTGATGGAGAAAATGTATGGTGAAAGAGTTGTTTATAAAAAACAATCTATCAAGGCACAAATAGAATATCAAAAAACAAAAGACCCAATTTATAAAAATGAAATTTCAAGGTGTCATAATATTCAAATGGCAAAAAAGATTGCATTGAATAGTGCTTATGGTGCTATTGGTAATCAATATTTTAGATATTTTGATGTAAGACAAGCAGAGGCAATTACTTTAGGTGGACAATTATCAATTCGTTGGGTTGAAAATGATGTTGATAAATTTATGAATAAGGTTTTAGGAACAGAAAATAAAAGTTATGTGGTTGCATCCGATACAGATTCGATTTATGTTAAGATGGCACCATTAGTTGAAAAGGTTTGTAAAGGAAAATCAATACAACAAATAGTTGAATTTTTAGATAAGGCAAGTGAAGATAAACTACAAAAGGTCATAGATGATAGTTTTAAACGTCTAGCGAAGTACGTAAATGCGTATGCTCAAAAAATGATAATGAAACGTGAGGTCATTGCAAACAAGGGTATATGGGTCGCTAAGAAACGGTATGTGTTGAATTTGTGTGATGATGAAGGTGTACGATATGAACAGCCTAAATTAAAAGTAATGGGTGTTGAAGCAGTTAAATCATCTACACCAGAAGTTTGCCGAGGTAAGATTAAAGAAGCGATTGGTGTTATTATGAATCAAGGACAAGAAGATTTAATTAAATTTGTAGCTGACTTTAAAAAAGAATTTTTAAAAATGACACCAGAACAAATTGCTTTTCCTAGAACTTGTAATAATGTTTCAAAATATACAGATACTTCCAATGTATATAAAAAAGGAAGTCCAATACACGTTAAAGGTGCTTTAATATATAATCATTATTTAAAAAGAAATCATTTAACTCATAAGTATCCAACAATAAAAGAAGGCGATAAGATAAAATTTTTAATGCTAAATTTACCCAATACATTTAAAGAACAAGTAGTATCTTTTTCAACAATTCTTCCTAGAGAATTTGATATACAAAAATATGTAGATTATGAAACTCAATTTACAAAAACATTTACAGACCCATTGAGATTTATTTTAGATTCAATTGGGTGGTCAATTGAAGGACAAGGAGCAACATTGGAGAACTTTTTCGGATGATATTAGAATGGATGATATTATTATTAACACTTTCTTTGTCTGTACGATTTGGACAATATCTTGCTTTAACTAATATGAAATTATGGCAGTTATGTTTATTAATGTTGTCAATAAAATTTATGGTATATACTTATGCAAACTAAAATAATAAATGCAGATAGTATGGAACATCTAAAAACTTTAGATGAGAATATATTTGATTCGTGTGTGACCGACCCACCTTATCATTTAGCGTCTATTGTTAAACGATTTGGACCAGGACAAAAAGGTATTAATAACCAAGATGAGAAAGAAGGACGCAGTGGTCCTTATCATAGAGCGGCAAAAGGATTTATGGGACAGACTTGGGACGGTGGAGATATAGCATTTAGTAAAGAATTTTGGGATGAAGTATATAGAGTTATGAAACCAGGAGCATATCTTCTTGCTTTTGCAGCTACTAGAAATTATCATAGATTAGGAGTTGCCATTGAGGATGCTGGGTTTGAAATTAGAGATATGATAAATTGGATATATGGAAGTGGTTTTCCTAAATCACATAATATTGGCAAACAAATGGATAAGAAACAAGGTAATAAAAGAAAAGTTATCGGCACTTCTAATCAACAAGATATAAGAAGTGGGAACTATGTTCAAGGACCTCAAGATAGAATAGATGTTCCAATCACAAAAGGTGATTCGGAATGGGAAGGCTGGGGAACATCACTCAAACCTGCTCACGAACCTATTGTTATGGCAAGAAAACCAATAGATGGTTCCGTTGTAGATAATATATTGGAACATAGAACAGGTGCAATTAATATAGATGGATGTAGAATACAAAGTGGAGATAATCCTAAAAGATGGAGAGAACCTAGAGGTGGTTATTGGGCAACAGATAAGAATGTTAAAGCAGAATTAATTGAACAAACTAAAGGTAGATATCCTGCAAATATAATACACGATGGATCAGATGAAGTAATAAATGAATTTAAAAAATTTGGTGAAAGTAAAGGTGCAAAAGCACCAGTAAAAAAAGAAGAAGGTGATTTCTTTTTTTATGACCACAAATATAATAAAAGAGGTGATGATGGTGAATCGTTTAAAGGAGATACAGGCACAGCAGCTAGATTTTTTTATAGTGCAAAAGCAAATAAAAAAGAAAAGGGAGACACTAAACACCCTACGGTTAAACCTTTATCATTAATGAGATATTTAATTAAATTGGTTACACCAAAAGAAGGATTAGTATTAGACCCATTTGCAGGGACAGGCACTACTGGAGAAGCCTGCATATTAGAAGATAGAGTTGGCTACTTGATTGAGAAAGAAAAATCGTATATAATAGATATAGAAAATAGAATAGGAAAGTATAATGAGCTTCTTGGATAAACATATAAACGAAAATAGATTACCTGTAATGGATCAACAAACATTTGAGCGTATTACAAATGATATAGGTAAGGCAAAATTTAGAGAAGAACTAGCAGA